CTTGAGTACTGGCTTGAACAGCGGCAAGTTTCTGTTCTAACTTTTGACCATAGCGATGTATGCTGGACTTGCTGAGGTTATAACCGCGCTCAGCAAGAAGTTCAGCAATCTCGACATAACCACAAAATCCCTGATCACGAAAACGTGCATCCAGCCAAGCTTTATCTTCTGGATTTAGTTGATCAATTGCAGAGGGCTTCGCCATATTTACCCCCAATACTTAGTCGGGCGGGCAATTCCAGCAGGACAATCAATGGTGTATTCCACAACATCAATACCATCGGAAGTTAAAACAGAATGCCAATGCCCATCAGGTTTACGGCTAATATCAACGAACTCTTTATCTTCTAAATAAGCCAGTTGGGCATGCAATTCATTTGCAGTCGCATCAGGAAAAATTGCCTGAACCACCGATAAAACCAACACATCCATTGCTCCCAATGGTCGCGCATTATTTAATGCATTCAATAACAACCAACGCATGCTTTCACGACGTGCTTTTACGATATCTGTCATTGTTTATTCATCCCTTGGCGTATTTGAACATTTTCAAGTTTTGAGGCCAAAGCATCGAGCTTAGCCTCAATCACAGTTTGACCTCGAATATAGTCTTCACGTGCAACGTAGGTGTGCGGCAGTTCAATTTGAAACTCATAAAATTTACGTTCCAACTCTCGAACATCACGTTGGCTTTCAGCTAGCTGTTTAGAGACTTCTTCGAGTTGCCCTTGAAAAGTTTTAAAGTTGGTATTTAGGTTTAATTCGATACGTCCCCAAAGAACTTTGACTGCTCCAATCACAAGACTTATGACCGTGATCAGCAGTGAAACCCATTGGTAAGTTTCTAATTGAAAAGCCACATAACCCCCTTAACCAGCAAACGCTTGTAATACAGAGCGCCCGCTATTCAACATCGTAATCAGTTGATCAATAAACCATGACACCGTAGTGCGCCAACCCGACCAAATTTGCTTAATCTCAGCGTGAGTTTCTAGATACTCTTTAATCATGAACTCCAGTACGGCTTCTTTTTTGGCAAGACCTTTGAGAACACCTTCATTTTCTACAGCTTGCATATATTTTGCGGTGCTTTGAAACATGTCATATACCGCTAACGAGGTGAGCTTAATATTGGTATAGGTCTTTTGTGTTGCTGTAATCCCAGCCTCAACCGTTTCGTTGATGTGACCGTAATTTTTTAGAACATAGTCTGCAAGATTGATGATTGCAGTTTTTGAAAATGTGACTTTTGGCATTTTGAATACTCTTGTTTATTCGCTTTGTGGTTTGGATTGGATGGCGTATGCCGTCTAATAAATCAAACAGGGCATACACCACTACGACTACAGGACGTTTGCGTACTAAGACTTCAATGACCATGATTGAACGCCTTTGCTTTGATTAATAAAGCGGCTTACAAGACCACAAATGGCGCACCAAGCAATCACGTGCATACGAATGTCATCAGGTAAAACTGCTAAAACAGAATCAGGAATTGGAGTTACAGCAAAAAAAGCAATCAAGGTGAAAAACAAGTTACTTAACCACTTCCAACCAGTACGCCAGTTGTGAACCAAGAAGCCATCATTTACAGTACTGGCTACGCCCATAACGTACTCTTGACGCACAGTCTGAAGATTAGATTCACTTTGCTTTAATAGACGCGTAAGGCTTGCCACGTTTTGTTGTAACTGCTGAACTTGATCAGATTCATTAGCATTCATCTGAAGATCTTTTTGCCCAGTTTCGTAGCCAAGCTTGTAATCAGCATCACCTCGAATTTTGATGTGCTCTTGAATACCTTGCTGAATTCGGGCTTGAATCAATGAATGAGGAACTTTAGATTTTTTATGGCTCATGATCTGATTCCTCATAGTTCAAAATGAGGTGAATCATATTCACCTTTTTCACGGTAATTACCGTCATTGTCCCAATCCGCACCCCAGCGAATAGATACCCCTAATTCTTTGGCCGCTGCAAACATGGCATGAGCCATTTGGTCAAACTTAGATAAATCATTCCAGTCCACGGGGTAGGGAACTAAATCCACTGCTTTACCTGTGACATGTTTACTATCAAGAGGATTGTTCAGCCAAGTCACTTTGGCTACTTTAGGTAGGGCATATTTTGCAGGTACACCTTTTGCTGTACATTGGGTAGCGGTACGGCCTTTGCCATAGTTGATATAGCATTGCTCTTTCGTGCGCACACCCTCAACGACCATGAAGTCCTGCGGGGTGATTTCAATGGCACGCTTCACAACTTTGATTAAATTGGCATTTACACCTTCAAGACGGCTCAAACTCAGCTTGGATAACACAAACTTCTTTTTTAACTTTTCAGACATTTAAATAAACTCTTATTTAACGTCCTGTAATTTTTGATGATTTTGCAATCAGTTCCTTGCGGAAATGCTTCCATAAAAAAACCACCCGAAGGTGGTTTGGAGATCAAAGGGTACTTAGCAGGCGAACAGATCCTGTTGCCGACTTTGCTTGATTGTTACAGATGGTTTATCAACCTGTTTCTTGCGTACAGAACGAATCCAGCGCGGAGTAACGTTATATTTTTTGGCAAGTTCACGTTGTACCTTGGTGGATGCACCAAGTTCCTCTAAGTCTTGCTCAATACGTTTATCTCGTAAAATTCCGATGTACCGATCAGACTTGGGAATGTAAACAGGAAGCCCATTCCAATACTGGCATAGCTTTTTTAAGTTATTAAAGCCAAGAAGCTCAGCGAGTTCATGGCTTTCAGAAATGGATTTAAGAGGAGGGAAGTGATAGTCAAAACCGCCATAATGCTTAACCAGGATCATGGCAGTTCTGTAGTCTGTCAGCTGAATAATCAGCCGAAGATTATCTGGTAATTTGTCTAGGTACTCGTCTTGTTTCATTGTTGCCCCGCTTCGCTTTGTACTCCAATGCGGCAACTATACGATACAGTTCGTTTTCTGTACAAAATTCTAACGCTTGCTTTTGAAACATTTGTTTAGCAATACCTATGGCATAGTTCCAATGCAGCTTATGCTCTGTCAAATGAGCTTCAATTTTTCCAATTAAAGCCTCCTTCGATTGCTTTACTTTAGGCTTATTCCCAAAATTACGTTTGGAAAATCCAAGCTGATCCAGATGCTGAATGACTTTTAACAAGTCATCCATATCCATGTCTTTGGCAGATCTCTTGCCCGTCACGCTTTCTAGCATATCGCGGTAGGTATCTTCATCTAGATTAAGTGCCTTTTTCCCCATATGAATGGTGGCTAGGCGGTCATTACGAGAGGCACTTTTCATGCTGCTATCTCCCCAATCAGCTCGATAGAATCACTGACTTTGATCAGGTGTGTTAAAGCAGCTTGAGCTGTACTAAAATAAGGCAGTTTATACTCAAGTTTCTTATCTAAGTCATAGCGTTTATTGGCTTCACGTTTACCAAAAACTTTAATTCGTTCTGCTTTTTCCTTGGCTGAGTAGTATGATTTTTGATGGCTAGCTAGGAATTTAGATTCTTGATGTTCTTCAGGCTTAGTCACCCAAACACCTTTCACAGAGCCATTAACATAAATTCCGATAACTAATTTCATTTTATAACGTTCCATCCTTAACGTAATTTCATAGCCATCACACAACAATTGAACTGATTTAAACTGGCTATTTAGTTGCTCAAGGATGAAGGTTTTTTGTTCTTTACTAAGTTTCATTAAGTTGACTCCTTGATGCTTTGAAGTACCTCGGGCGGCAGCTTATCTAAATCTTCAATTTTAATAATCATGGTTTATTCCTAAATTTTGGCCAAAAAAATCCCGCCAAAAGGCGGGACCTTTTGTTTTGTTAAATCAATTAAGTTGGATAGGGGTTATACATTCGCAAAATCGAGTGAAATTGCTTGATATTTGCCTTCTGCATCACGCTCGTAAAAACGTACATATCTCTTGCTATCAATGATATTGATGCTTTCAGCAATGGCATCCATCGCCTGACGCCATTTACTATCATTGATGTCGTGGCGGCGTAGACCCAGTACACGACCTGTTGAAATCTTTCCTTCTTTATCAACCTGAAAAGCATCTAATATAAGGACTTTCAAATGATCATTTGAATCTGCTGACCATGATTGAATACATTCATCAATTAAGATTTTGGCAGCTTGAAGGCGTTCATCAAAACGAATAGTGTCTTGAATTTGACGGATAATTTTGTATTTTCCATCAAAGCTATAAAGTGTGATATTCCCTTTATTTCCACCAACATGGACGTCAAATTGATTGAGTGATAAGTCGATAAAAGACGCAATTTCACTAAAAGCTAAAGCTTTAAGTTTTCTAAGCCGTTCTTGTGCATCTTTAGCTTCCGCAATTAGATCAATAACTAGACCATCACGTACAATATCAATTGTCTTGATGGTGCTCTCAGGTACTAAACGACCTTTACTATCAGCACGGTATCCTGCTGGAATTTCTGTTACTGCGTTCATAAATATCCCACTTTTCTAAATTTATGTTTCGAGTCGTTTTCGATTGAAATTTGACAATCAATACATAGTTTTACGTTACCCAAAGCACGTCGTTGCTCTGGAATCTTATTACCGCAGTCCTCACATTCATGGGCACTGGGTCGGTCAAAATGAGGACGGTTATTCAAAGTGTTTAAGATCAACTCATCATTTTTGTCATTTGCTATATCTACTGGATCAGCCATTTCTACCTCTAAATAATTCTCTTTTTAACGCAAGCGTTTGGACACTTTTGACATGCCCGCCAGTGCCGCATTTCTATCGGGTTTTGTGTTGGCGCTTCACGTTCACGAAAACCAACACAAGCGTCTGGGCTTATTACTTGATCAAGGTGAGGGCAGTGTTTACTACCCAGCACCCGCATAACAATTTTCTCTAACCGTTCTGTACTTCCCACATATTTCCCACGTATCGCAAGTGACAGACTAGGGCGGGCGTAGCCCAATTCATCGGCAACTTTTTGAATACTTCCAAGCTGCTCAATACGTTGCTCTACAAGCTGAATCCACTCTGGTTTAGGTGTGTTGCAAGACATAAATGAGTACTCCAATCAGGAAGATATTGATTGCGAGAAGCAAAGAAATAACCTGCTTGCTCCGTACCTGTGTTTCATTCAGTTCATGCTCATTTTGTTCAGCTAAACGCTTAAATTCATTACGTTCTGTAAATAGTCGAATTCTGTCTTGATGAATAAATTCATGTAGTTCTGGGTCAATCTGAGCTTTAGTATTCATCGTTTGTTGCCTCCTGGTCATGCAACAAAGTGCCGTGCTTAATTTCTTCTTCGAGTTCAGGGCGCTCTGTAAACATCACTTGATTTGTATTAGGGTCAAAGACTTGCTTAGCCCGTTGGATTTGTGGCGGATTTGGGCCTGTATTCATATCAGGCAACAACTGGTATTTTCTTTTTTCCCCTTTGCCAGCCGTGTTTGAAGCTTGCGTAATTCGCAAGTAACCAGCGTCATAAAGGAAACGTAAATATTCACGAGCTGTCAGTTCAGTAATTTGAAGTTCATCATTTGATGAAAGTTTTGCGAGTTCTACGTAATTCATTGCCTTTTTGGTGATTCGCAATGTATTCCACATGGCTTTTGTTCCAGTTTGCTTGGACTGGATTTCTCCAGTCTTAGAAACGGCAGGCACATTAAATCCAAGATCGTGAACTAACTTGAAAAACTTTTGCTTCACAACACAGTTTTCATGATGTAGTGGTGTTGATGAAGTAACTTCAACAATTCCTGCTTTAGTGAGACAGTTGACAAATTCACGAGCACTTTCATATTTCATTTGTCCATGATCAGCGACTTGTTGAATCGTGAATTCTTCACGATTCTTCCGAATAGCAGTCCAAACGCGTTGGCGTGGTGATTGATATGGCTGACCTGCTTTCATAGTGTCGATTTCCAGTCCCAAAGTGAAAGTGAATGATTTATTTTTACCAGCTTGCATGAATCTACTAACCTCAGAAGCTGCGTGGCTTAGGACTTTCGCCAGTCACAAAGCCATCAAGTAAAAGCTCTTTGAGCACTTGTTTTGTAATGTGAGGCGTACCAGCTTCTAAAGCTTTTTCATTTAGCATTTCTAGGTTGGTGGATACACGTCGAGTCGATCCGCGCACCTGCCCCAATAACTGCTCAAGTACAGGTTCATCAATCTGAAGTTGCGGTGCATAAATCGAAGCCAAAAGCCTCACGTCATTCAAATCAGCAGGAAGGGCAGGGACCCAGTTCAAAATACGTCCGTGAAAGCGTTCCCATTTCTCCAACTTACGTGCCAGCATTTCTTCACCAATAATCAAAAAAGTCCCTTGGCTGCCCTCATATAAATCGCGGATAATTTCAACCTTATTGCCCTGCACCAAGTGGTCAAACTCATCAATAATCAATGGTCGTCCAGACTTAGCCAGTTCACTGATGGCAAGCTCCATCATTTCTGAAAGCGTTGCAGGGTATGGGATACTCATTTCCCGCAATAACGCTTGTAAAAAAGCTTTCTTGGTATAAGTGCTTTTTACTTGCACATAAAATGCGTTGGTTTTAGTCGCCACATAGTTGGCTGCGGTAGACTTTCCAAAGCCACTTGGACCATAGAAAGCAGAGATACCAGGCAACAATGGATTGCGATCCATCGTGCGCTTCACAGCTTCGTAGCATTGAGAAATATTGCGAATCTGAGCAATACCTGGGTTAGAAAAATTGACATCTGCATTCATTTGCATCACCATAAAATAATAAGTTGTTTGTAATTAGTCGGTATTGCAGTACCGACTAGCCTTGGCGCTGAGCTAAATATGTACTTAGTTCAGCGTCATCTTCTTCTAGTTGCTTAAACTTTTTAGATGTTTGATACATCTTCCAAAAGTTCTGATTTTCTTGTGATAGTTCATCACCTCCATTTATTTGCTTATCAAGTTCTATCCAGCGTTGAACTGGGCTTAAAGTATTCAGTGGCTCTGTTTTAACACTTGGCTCACTTACTACATCTTTGAAATAAATAGCTTCTTTTTCTTGTTTCACAGGCAAAGCATTCAGTTCTGCCATCAATTGCTCATGCTTATTGGCATTAAAAGGAATCACATTTTGGTTCTCTATATGTTCAATTACACGTTGCGGATTCACTTCTTGTAAAACCTCATCCTGTTTCAGAGCCAAACGACGTAGACGACCATCAGCTCGTTTTTGACGTGCTTGTTCAACTTTAGTTTGCGGGAAGTAGGCGCGTTTATTGGCATTCCAGTACGCATGGCAAATCAACCGTCCATCTTCATCTCGCACAGTAATGCGGTCAGCATTGTGGATGTCATAACCCACGAGCACCGTGTCACCGTGAAATTCTGCAAGCTCTTGACTAAAGTAACGGTTACCAAACAGCTCAATCTCACCACGTCGAATCTTACGTTCCTCATAAGGGCGGAACAGGTCTTCAGCGTCCCAATCTTCCACACGGTCAATCGGTGCTCCCATGTCTAACGCTTCATTCCATGCCTCTAACGGGCTTAAATGACGCTTTTTTAAAGTTACTGGGTCTGTAATTCGCTTTAAGCTGCTATGCGGTTTATTGTTGTAGTTGTTGACGACTTCATCAGCAAAAGCGAGAAAATCAGTCCAACTAATCAAGCTTTTTGAAACTCCAATTTGTCTAATTTCACTGCGAGTCAGCTTAAACATCTTATTACTGGCTTCTGCATCCATGTCCTTACCAATGTATGATGGTAATTTCTTGGCAGCTTTAACCCATAAGGTTTGGTGGCTGCGTTCTATAAGTCCTTTCGCTTGCGAGTTATAAGGCAGGGCATGGCTCATTTCCGTATTTAAACGAGCTATAACTCCACGGCCTTTAGCCCCCATCATTTGGTTCTTATAGCCAGAACCGTTATCGACATAAAAAATGGCAGGAATACCGCATTCGCAGGCACTCATACGCACTGCATCCAGTACAGCCCAGCCACTTTCAGCTAAATCTACCGACCAGCCCACCATGCGACGTGTCGCTACATCTATAATCGCGGTGATTTCAGGGCGAAAAGGCTTGCCATGCATCGGATGCGCAACTTCAGCATCAAAACAGTGACCATCTGCTGTATAAACATCAGTTGGCAGCAATTGCTCAGTATCACGACGGATAAACGGCAGTAAATTCTTCAATTCACGGTTGCCCATACGACCGCGTTGTGCTTCCACATTGCCCATTTTTTCTTTAATAAAGCGGTATGCTTGATTATAAGTAGGGCAAGCCACACCTTCTTTTAGGTAGTTTGGAAGCAATTCCAACACTGCTGGCAAAGTCGGCTTCTGCGGTTGGGCATAAAGCTTGAGTAAATCCATCGCCCAATCTGGCACATCAGACCGACGTGCTTTTGGTGCAAGCACGCTCATTACATTAATCTGATGTTTTTCAGCATCTTCTACAGCCTTAATCCAATCAAACACACTTCGACGACTTACAGTCCGACCATCACCAGCTTTCGCATTGGCTTTACTTACTGCATCATGCATTTCTTTGGGTAATACCTGTGACTCAGCATCAACAATGAATTGCTCAATCGCTGGAGTCTTTTTAGCCCCTTGTTTGATTTGCTGTTGAATATAACGCACCACAAACAAGCGGTTTTCAGCCACTTCACGCTGCCAGTTCATCAATGAAGTAGGGTCTTGACGTTCTATTTGAGTACTTAATTCAGTACTTTTTTCAGTATTAATTACTTCGTTTTTAATTTCACTAATAGAAACTAAAGTTCTTAATTCGTTACTAATTTCGTATTCCTTTCGAATTCCGCCTTTTCCTCTGCTAGGAACTTCTCTATACTTCCACTTATTCGCTTTAACAAGATATTCCCAACCTCTTCGTGTGGATGGGTAACCTTCTAGATTTAATGCGAATAGATCAGCAATGCTATAATGCGTTTTCATAAAGCACATTCCTTATTGCTGTAACGTGGGTAAATACGTTTGTTATCACTCGTCCAACGGTCTGGAAATAGCTCGTGTAAAGGTTCTCCCAGAAATTCGGAGATAACAATCTCGCCCTTTTTACTTGGGTGATACAGTGCATTACGAACTGTCCTGTCAGACATTCCGTAATCTTTTGCAAGTTGAGTAACGCTTTTTCCGCGACGTTTAATCTCAGCTTCAATACTGTATCTATCCCATTGTTCTGTGGGTTTTTGCTCTAATCCCATTTGAACTCCTTAGCCTTTTTAGGCATTTTTTTAACTCGTTAGATTGGGTAATTACCCTTTCTAAACAAAAGATACTTCGTAAAAACTTCGCAGTCAACACTTCGTAATTTATTTTGCGAAGTATTTTTTGAGGAATGTATTCAAATGATTGATAGAAAACAGAATAATAAATTTCGTAATTTTGATTTGGGAAGTGTCCAGACTTCGCAATTTAAGGAATTTAATTACGAAAATGAATTAACGCCGATTCAGGCTCGTATGTACTTTCTAATGGCTAATGGCTCTATGCCTAGAAGTGCGGATGAATCTCTATATGGCTGGTGCGGGCGTATAGGCTTATCAAACTCAACAATTTTTGGAATTTTCAAAAAAAACAATAAGAATATGCACTTATCAGTTGCACAAAAAATTTCGGAAGCAACTGGTGCAAATATTGAGTGGGTGCAAAAAGGTATTGGCGAACCATTTAATGAAACAGAAGATGATGTAATAAGTCCAAACCATAAAAGTAATGAATATAATGGTAATACGCTTAACTACATAACTGGTATTAACGCTCCCAATGAACGTAAGCCATACGTTCCTAAAAGCATCAGTAAGGAGTTACTTACTCAATCAATAGAGACTGCGGAACAGGCGTTAGAAATTGCAAATGGCACAATGACCCCTGAAAAAAAGGCTGAGTTCATTAGTACCTTGTATTTCAATCAGAATATTTGCGATAACGATGAAAAGCTTTTTAAGGCTTGTGTCACGCTCATAGAGAAAGCATTAAGAGAGACGCGACGGATTCTGTCGCCCGAACCAAAAAGTGAATTGATTATAGTCATTTACAACTTTTATTATGATAAGAAATGGACAGAAGAACATCTAAAGTCTGCATTAGATCAACTTATAAGGAGCGTTTCATAACATGCCCACGACCAAAAATGGCTGTTTAACTGGCTTATCAGAAGCTGGAATTGAACTGCCATCAAATGCTTTAGGAATTTTCTCAACAGTTACAGAATCACAGCCAATATCAATTGTCCTAAAGCTTTCCGACAAAGAACTATGTACTTTACAATTTCACCTGGATGACATTAAGAATCCCGACAAGGCAGTGACCAAAATAGTGGGGCTAAGTGTTGAGGCATTACTTAACCAAATTCCACTACTAGAATTAGTGCAAAATAAAAACTAAAAAAACCACATATTCAGAGAAAGCGTTAAATTCGGTGCAAAATAAAGGGCAAATCAAGTTTATTCTGGTTTGCCCTTAAAAATTTCCTCAAACACTTATCAGCTCTAGCTTTCATCCCAGTCTATCCCAAATTATCCCGCCATATCCCACATCTTTGTCAGTGCAGAATGAATTAAAAGGTCACACAATTAAAAAAATCAGAAAGCTTACATACTTATAATGTTGTCTTGTCATTGAATTTCATTTTGAAGGTTTTATTTCTGACTTATGACCATCTGAATCAATCTCATATTTCCTAAATGTCTTTTTAATATAGAGATTGGCTAAGGCAAGTTTGGTTTCTATGAGGGCTTATTTGGTGAATCCGTTACTCATTTTTTTCTCGTTTATAATTGGTGGGCTTGTAATATTAGTGTTCTGGAAAATATTATTAAAAGATATTTACTATAAGATCTGTAGGCTTATAAGAGGCAAAGAGACAGAGGCTGAAATTGTTTATTACTTAGATTCTCTTATTAAAGTTCAATATCAACCGCTATTTTTTATGCAGTTGCGGCTCAACATCGATGGAAATGAAACTATCACTGATAAATTTAAAGTTATCATGAGAAAAAGTGACGCTGCAAAATATGCTGTTGGAAAAAGAGTAAAAATCAAATATGACCTTAAAAATATTGAAAATGTCATAATACTAAATGTAATTGAAGATCTATAAATAAGCTTATGTCTAAAATTTTAGTGACTATTTATCATTTAAATTTTTCAAGTTATAAAGTCATGTTAAAAACTAACGGAGCTTTATGCAATAGTCTGTATAAAGCTCCGTTATTCTTCACTATACGTGAATGAATATTATGCAGAATTTAGGAATCAGCAGATTGAACTTTATCTGGTAAAGCTCGCCAAACAAAGATAGAGAGAATTAAAAACATCACGCCGGAAATAGTGAGCACCTTACTATGTGAATGAATAAAAGCGTCTGAAGCTGCTTGTTTAAGCTCTTGCATCAACGTTGGGTCCAAATGTCGAAGCAGTGAGATCGCTTCACCAATTGAAGAGCTTGCTTCAGTAAGCATATTT